TATTGCTGTAGCGGTAACTCCAGATAATAATATTTATGTTATTGACTATATACGTAAGCAGTCTATACCAGTATTGGGAATACCAGGAGAACATAAGCTTGGTATAGTAGATTATATGTTCCAGTATGCCAAGAGTTACAAACCGAGTCTATTTACAGTTGAAGATACAACAATGAGCAAACCTATATTCCAGGCACTCAATTCTGAGATGAGAAGGAGAAATGATTTCTCTATTGGGTATAAAGCAGAAAAGCCAGGAAATAGGATGAGCAAAAGAGACAGGATACAGGAAATATTAGCTCAAAGATTTTCTATAGGGCAAATACATATTAAGAAGACTCAGTATGATCTGCATAGAGAGATAACAACATTTGGACCAAGAATGGCACACGATGATACCATAGACGCTCTTGCCTATGCAGTCAAGTTTGCCAATCCTCCCATGGCTGCAGGTCAGGATAAAGAGGGTAAGTGGTATAAAAAGAAACCAAGAGCAAAAGACTGGGTAGTAGCTTAAAGGAGAAATAAGATGAGAATAAACACAAAAGCTGTATTTGAATGGAATTCAGATACTGAACAATATGAAGAGATATATTCGGAGGGATATGATTACGAAGGTGAGGTTGATCTTTTGCAAGAAAATGACCGAATATACTTTCCTTCAAAATTTTCTCGTGGTGAAGGTTATGATGAAATGACACCACAGGAAAAAAAAGAGATTAATCCACGGTATTTAGGAGGACATTTAGCGGACGAAGATATTGACTGGACAAATGTGGAACTTGGTCAATCTCAATGGGGTACGTCTCGTAATATGGTTAGACGGTGGGAAACAATGATGGGATATGATGAACCTCAAGGAGATAGGTTCAAAAATCCTGGAGCTGCTGTAACAGAAGCTAGAAGTTTTTTGCGAAAATTTATACGGACTAGAAAAGATGGAAGGCAAACTATACAAGACATAAGAGATCAAGAGGATTTTGGATTTGCCTATCCTGGCCAAAGGGTTTTTAATGAAACAGGAAATCCAAATTATCGAGTAAATGCTGATTATTCAGAGAGGCAGAAAATCAAGGGAGCTTTGGAAATAATGGAACAATTTCCTGAGTTATCGAATTTTGATGAAGACTTTGCCAAAGATGTAGATTTTGGAGATAGGAAGTATTATATGGGTGGTGGGCGAAGCAGTCGATTTCCAAAACAGGATATAAGACGAACAGATGATCAGATTTTTGATTTTTTACCTGGAGATGAAGATTTATTTCCAGAGGGAGATACTAAATCTAAGATACCTGGTGAGTAATGGCAGATATAATTACAACTAAGGATTTATCTGTAGAGGATACAAGTAAACTAAAGACTGGAGATACAAGGAAAAAGTATAATACTTGTCCTCCAGGTAAGAAACGAGTAGGGAACAAGTGTGTTCCCATAACTAAAAGAGGAAAATAAAATGCCAGGAAAAGAAGAATGCGCTGCAATCATAGATCCAGAAGAAAGAGCAGATTGCGAAGCTTATAAAGGTAAATACCCACTAAAGATAAACGAAGGAAGGAATCGTTTGGGTAGGGATATGGATAGAATAGAATTTGATGAGGATACTATTCTTAATCCTAGAAGGAGAGCTACAGAACCTTCATACTAATGGCTCAGAAGAGAATGGATATATTTGGTCATGATAAGCGTGATCGTGCACCAATGAAAGCTCCTTCAGATACATATCATATATGACCAATTGAAGGAACTCCTCACCCAGTTAGGGAGAGACATAAAGCAAAGAAAGTTAAGAAATAATGCCTAAGAAGAAAAAAGCAGACCAAATAAGAGAATTGTACAATCTCTCTAATAACTGGACGAGAAGCCAGTGGGAGTATGTTAACCAGAAAGGGTATGAGTTTGCTCATGATGAGCAATTGTCTCGTAATGAGAAGACTTCTCTTCAAGACCAGGGGATGCCTACGTTTACAATTAACAGGATATTGCCTGTTGTTGAGATGTTGAACTTCTATGCTACTGCTAATAATCCCAGATGGCAGGCTATTGGTGTAGAGGGGAGTGATTCTGATGTTGCGGCAGTATTTTCAGATCTTTCTGATTATATCTGGCATCTTTCAGATGGTTCTGCACTTTATTCAAATGCAATCAATGATGCTATCTGTAAATCTATAGGCTATATCCTTGTTACTGTTGATACAGACAAGGATAATGGAATGGGAGAGGTTATACTTCAGCAGCCAGAGCCTTTCGATATTTATGTGGATCCAAAGTCCAGGGATATGATGTTCAGGGATGCATCTTATGTTCTTATAAGAAAAGTTCTTCCTAAAAGTCATGTTGTAAAGCTTTTTCCTCAATATAAGAGGAAGATAAATAAAGCTTCATCATTAGATGGAGATCATTCCTTTTCAGAGAGAGCTATCGCAGATAGTGAGCAGAAATTATTCTTGAGTTCAGATTCTACTGCAGAGGATGTAGGAATAGATGCTACTGGACAGCAGGAACAAACATTGGAGCTGTTTGAGCTTTATGAAAAGATAAAGATTTCCTATGTAAATGTATTTTACAGGATTCCTCCAAATAAGAAACAGTTGAAAGCTATTCAACAGCAAGTTCAGGTAAAGATGAAGGAAATGGCCGCTGAAATGCAGGTTGGTCTTATGGAACAAGACAAACAGATGCAGGAAGCTGTTAAATTAGGTAAGATGATTCCTGAAAGATATGAACTTGAGATGAAGAAAGCTCAGGATATGATGCAACAGCAGTTACAAGCTGCAGAGCAAGAATATATGAGCAGACTGCAGGCAGAAGCATCTAAGATTGAGAATAGGGTTATATCAGAAAAAGAATATAATATATTGCTTAAGGATAAAACTTTTCAGCAGTCTATAGTTGACAGTGTACAGTTTTATGGAACGAGGATAAGGCAGACAATATGTGCAGGAGATAAATTGCTGAGTGAAGTTGTCTATCCAGAAAATATAGTTGATTATCCATTGATTCCGTTTCACTATAAATGGACTGGAACTCCATATCCAATATCTGCAGTTGCTCCTCTTGTAGGAAAGCAGAAAGAAATAAATAAGTCTCATCAGATAATGGTGCATAATGCATCTCTGGGTTCATCATTAAGATGGATGTATGAGGAAGGATCAATAGATCCAGAACTGTGGGAGCAGTATTCCTCTTCGCCAGGAGCATTACTTCCAACAAGACCAGGATCTGAGCGTCCAACTCCTATTATGCCAGCTCCATTGTCAAATGCGTTCTTCTCTATTGTTCAGCAGGGAAAAGCGGACATGGAATATCTGGCTGGGATTTATTCGTCAATGCAGGGAGACACACAGCAACAGCATGAAACTTTCAGGGGGATGCTTGCATTGGATGAGTATGGGACCAGGAGAATTAAACAGTGGATGAAGCATTCTATAGAACCAGCTTTAAGACAGTTGGGGAAAGTTATTATGCAGATATCACAATCTGTATACTCAGCTAATAAAAGATTCAGGATTATACAACCATCAGCTATTCAGGAAGAGCGTCAGCAGGAGATTAATATTCCTATCTATAATGATATGGGACAGGCAATTGGAAAGTCAATGGACTATTCGGCTGCCAAGTTTGATGTCAGAATAGTGGCTGGTTCTACACTTCCAGTAAACAGGTGGGCGTATCTTGCTGAATTAAAAGAACTTCTGCAGTTTGGAGTTATAGATGATATAGCAGTTCTTGCTGAAACTGATGTTCGGAATAAGGAACAGATAGCTAAGCGTAAGAGTTTATATGCTCAGTTACAGGGACAGTTAGGTCAATTGCAGGAAGCAATGAAGGACAAAGACGGCACTATTGAGACTCTTGAGAGACAGTTAGTACAGGCTGGAATCAAGGGTAAAGTGATGCAAGCTGAAATGGAGATCACCAAAAAGAAAGAGGAAGTTAAAGGCGATCTAAAAGATTCTTACCGCTCAACAGAGGCAAAACAGAAACTTTTACAGAATGTAATGGTCAATCAGGTAGACGCTACAAAGAAAGATCTATCAAGAGAATTACAATTTGTAAAAAAAGATTTGCAGAGTGGTAATAAAAAGCAGTAACATTAAAATGAGTAAAGGTAATAAAAATGGAAGAAACAGCAGGCAACCCAGGAGTCCCTACAGCTGATGAAGTTGAAGCTGAGGTTCTTGGCTCCTCTGAGGACTTTTTTGAAGCTCTAGAAGAAGATGTAAATGGCGTAATTGCCGATAGTAACACTGAGGCAACCCAACAGAAAGTTGACACCGAACAGGTAACTCAACAGCAAACTGTTGGCTCCAACAATGTGGGTTGGGATGATGACGGTAATCCTTACAAGAAACGCTACCAAGACAGTAGCAGAGAAGCCGTTAAGCTGAGAGAGCAGTATAAAGAGGTTGAACCTTTTGTACCTGTTCTTGAAGCAATGAAAAATGATAGCGGATTGGTTGAACATGTTCGTAACTATCTGGTAAATGGAGGTAATACTCCGAAGGGCGTACAGGAACAGTTGGGATTAGACGAAGATTTTGTTTTTGATTCTCAAGAAGCAATGACAGATCCAGATTCTGATTCAGCAAAAGTTCTGAATGCTCAAGTAGATAAAGTTGTTCAGCATAGAGTAGGACAGATATATCAGGCTGAAAAAGCTAATGCTGCAAAAGTGCAGCAGGAAGCTAAACGACAATCAATGGAAAGTGAATTCAAGGAAAAGAGAGGCATGAGTGATGAACAGTTTTCTACATTTAAGGAAGCTGCACAAAATCATGTTCTTACACTTGACGATATTGACTATCTGTTGAATCGTGATCAGGCTAATGCAAATGTTGTCCAGTCTACAAAGAATGACATGCTTACCCAGATGAAGAATGTTAGGAACATACCGCCTACCGCTAGTGGAGCTAACAGCCAGGCCGAAGAGAAGAATCCAGATAACGCAGTGTTTGATGGAATCTTAGGTCTGGATGGCGATTTAGACAACCTGTTCGGGTAAATTTAGTTTATAGAGCCATTTCGGCTTAAAGTTTATTCGAGCTAAAAATAGGAGTTCGATATGTCTGATTTTTTATCGGTCATAACACCGAATACTGATCTTTCTGTATCGGATTTTGATGGGCGTGGCCCAGGTGACTCAAGTGGTTTAGCTACTGGAGATATACGTAGAAGGTATAACTTTGGTAGCCGAGTATCTGAATTGGCGATCCCTCAAGATCCGTTCTTTAGATTCGTAAGTAAGGTGGCAAAAAAAGCGACAGACGATCCTCAGTTTAAGTTTTCTGAGAAGCGTCCTTCGTATCATAAGCGTTATGCTTATGTTATAGGTCAAGTAGATGGTGGTGCAGATACATTTGTTGAGTCAACAATGCAACGATCAGATACAGGTGCGGCTGTGTCCGCAGTAGGTCAACCAATGAAGTTGTACATGGCTACTGACTATGATAATCGTGGTAACATACAGAATGTCTTCAATGAGAATACTAACAACTATGATGTTGGTGCTAGTAATACGAGGCCAAAGTTCTTTTTACCTGGACAGTTAGTTAAGGTTCCTGGTAAAGCTAGTGCAACAGGTACTGGTACTTCAGGGGATCAGATTATCAGAGTAGATACTGTTACTGATAGTCTTTCCAAGACTGCTGCTAGTGTTTCAATGGAGTGTGTAGCTATTGAAGGATCTCTTGTCAAATATGACAGTGGTGCTTTAGAGTTTTCATCTTTCTATAATGATACTCCATCTCCTGGTGGTGTTGGAACAGCAACTGATGATGATGCACAGGTATCAGATAGAGTGATACATAGTGAGTTAGAAGCTAATCGTTCTTATGTAATAGGTAGCGCATTTGCCGAAGGTACTGGTTTTCCAGAGACTTGGGTGGATCAACCTTACTCATCTAATCATGGACTTACTCAAATTTGGAAGACTTCAATGGCAATGACCAATACGGCCAGAGCTACAGTATTGAAGTTTGAACCAAATGAGTGGGCACGTGTTTGGAAGGAGAAGTTGATTGAGCACAAGTGGGATATTGAAACATCATTACTATTTGGATCTCAGTATTCAGATGGTAGTAGTATCCAATATACTCAAGGTGCAGTAGACTACATTAGTAACTATGGTAACCAATTTAGTTTAGCTATTGCTACTAAGACTCAGGATGATTTTCTTGATGATCTTTCAAGTTATGTGGATCCAAGATACAATAATAGTCAAGCAACGGTATTCTTCTGTAGTACAGCAGTGTATAATTGGCTTCATAAGTTAAGTGGGTATTTTAAGAATAATCTTGAAGTATCTTCTAACTTAAGTGCTGATATGTCATTGACTGGCAAAAAGAAGGTCTTTGGTGTTGATATAAGTACAATCTCAACTGTGTATGGTGATATGCAGGTTGCACGAAATGTTCATCTTGATGGTACAAGTATTAAAATGCTTGGTATCAATATGAAGAACTGTGCTTACAGACCTTTAGTTGGTAATGGCATCAATCGTGATACTTCAGTCTACGTGGGAGTTCAAACTTTAGAGAACTCTGGAGTCGACCGTAGAGTAGATCAAATCTTAACTGAAGCTGGCATGGAATGGTCAATGGCCGAATCCCATGCTATCTGGACATAAGGAGGTAGACAATGGCTAATTTAATGTATGGACAAAATAAGTTAGATAACTCACTATCTCAGAAATTGTTCGCTGAAGCTGGTACTGGGCGTGAACATGAAAATACAACAACTGCTGCAGACCTATTCTCATATCAAATCCCAGCTAATACTCTAGAAAAGGGTGATATTGTGAGAATTAAGGTCTACTGTACAGTTGTTGATAGTAACAGCTCAGATACCTTAACACCTGTTCTTAACTTTGGAGGTACAGCTATTGCTACTGGCGTAGCTCTTGATGTTTCTGATAATGATGTAGTATATGCTTGGGCTGACGTTCATTGTACAGCAGCTGGTAGCAGTGGAACATGTACTGCAATCAGTGAAATCAGAACCGATGCTCTAGGAGCAACGGTTGTTATGGCTACAACAGCATTGACTTCTATGGACACAACAGGTCTTTTAGCTGTAGCTCTTAATGTTGACTGGAGCGTTGCTCATGCTGACAATGAAGTAAGAATCGATGCTGTAAGTATCGAGTTAGTGTAAGGAGGTAACTAATGGCTAAGTTAGGTGGACAAGCTGGATATGGTAAAGGGCATTTTGTTGAAAATATATCAGCAGCAAAAACCCTTACTACTGGTGATAGTGGTAAAGTGTTTACCATAACTCAAAGTTCTGCGTTTGCAATATCGTTGCCAAAAGCAGCAGATGCTGGAGTAGGTTGGAATGCTAAATTCTTAATAACTACTGCTGGCAGTTTTGCAATTACGATAGAACCAGATAGTACTGAAGATACCTTAATAGGCATGGCTGTTTCTGCAGCAGGTTCTGAAGCAGCAGAGCAATCAGCAGAAAGTGGTGTTGATGTGCTTTCGTTTATTAACGGAGCAGCTGCTGGGGATTGGGTTGAATTATTATGTGATGGCAGCAACTTTTATGTTTCTGGCATGATACATGATTCAGCTCATGTTACTATAGTATAATCTGAAATTCGAGGTATAATAACTCGATATAAAGAGATAGATTTGAGAAGGCTACTTAGTGTAGTTTTTGCTTCCTTTCTGTTATATTGGTAGCCTTCTCTTTTCTTGAGCATAGAATA